TTGCTGGTAAAGCAGCTGCTCCTTTAGCTGGTGTTGTTGATGGTGCATTAGATAACTCAGCACAAAATGAAAAGTTTGCAAGAATTAAAAATGCCTATGATAATCAAATACCAATCGTGCCATTAGACCCTGCCAATCCTGAAGGTGAAAAAAGACCAATGACACCAGAAGAGTTCGAACAGGCCAAACAAGCAAATGCAGATAATAAAGCAGGTTCAATAGGAAAAGGTGTCGGGTCAGCAACAGGAGCTTTAGCAGGTGCAGCCACTGGTGCCGCTCTTGGTTCAGTTATACCTGTAGTAGGAACTGCGATTGGTGGTTTCTTGGGTGCTGTAGTTGGTTCAATATATGGTGGTAAAGCTGGTGACAAAATTGCTACAGATATGGCAAATGATTCTAAAGATATTACAAACCCACAAGAATATATTGATATGTTGGCTTCAAATGCTCCAGAACTTGCAAGTGCAGCTGGTGAAGAATTGTCTGTTAAAAGAAGTGATGTCGAAGATATAAAAATGGCAGACGCCGGTGGTTCTTCTAGTTCTTCAACAACATTATTAAAAGGTGGAGATACTTCAAGCACAACTCATTTTCATGAAATTCCTGTAAGAGACCTGCAAGCCGACCTTTCTTTTGGGGGCCCCACTGTTTAGTAAGTTAATCTAACTTATCGTAATACTTCCCTTTACGAGGAATAACTTTAGTTTTATCTTTATGCACCTGAGTAGATGCATGTGAAGGAGTCTCTTTGCGAGACTTTATTTTAGGTTGAGGTTTACCGAAGATTCGTTCCCACGCTTCTGCATACTTATCTTCGTTAGAGTTTCTTCTACGAGACCCTTTACCACCATGCCAATTACTCACCTTACTTTTCTATACTGACTAGATTCTTTTCTTTTTGCATCTAGTTTCTTCTTTCTTTTGAGTGCTTGGTTGTTCTGATTCTTTAGGTCGTTTGGTTTAGTGTAGTATTTTCTATCTCTACATTCTTGAACTATGCCCTTTTTGTCACACGCTTTTTTAAACCTACGCAACATTCTATCGAATGGTTCGACAGTTCTGTTCTTCGGATTAATTCTTGGTTTAACACTTGGCATAATATAATTCTCTAAAAGTGTGAAGTCGCCCCTACGCTTACAGCAACCCGCTCTTCACCGATTATCCCGCTTGCTTTTGCTGATAATCTTTCCCCTACTTCGATGCCCCCATGTCCACGGCCGAAGTTTGTAGTTGCTTTCAAAGACACATTATATAACACAACTACACCCAATATAGAAACTTACTCAGCGGCAAGTTTCTTAAAGTAATCCATCGCTTCATCTTCATCTGAATCACCAACTGTTGAAGAGTCGGCTGATGCGATTACAGGTTCTTCTGCTACTGTTTCAGTATTCACACCAGACCATGGCACTTCTTCCATGTCTTCTGCAACTGATTCAGCAGTAGAGTTCGCAACTCCACCTGATAGTCCAAGAACTCTATCGAGTTTCTCTTTTAGTTCATCGTAACCTTTGAACTGTTCAGGTGAAATAATTTCAGTTAATGAATGAGTTGAACTATTTATAGTATTCAACTGGTTTTCATCATCAAAAAGTGGTGCTACTGCATCAAATTCTGATTTGTCATAGTTCCAGTAACCATCTACTTTTCTGATTTTGATTTTGAAGTTTGCACCCTCATCTCTTAAATCAAATGGGTTGATAGCACTTTCATCTTCAAATGCAGGAGAGATTGCCTCTTTAAGCATTTCAAAGATTTTTTTACCATAACGATACATAAAGACTTTGCCTTCATTATCGGGATTTTTGGGGTCTGAAACAACATAGATGTTTGACACATAATGAAGTCTACGCTTCTGTTTACGAGCCATTTCTCTGTTTGCTTCAATTCCAGTGTTCCACAACTGAGTGTTGTAGTCACTGACAGGGTCTTTCTTACCAATGGTAGTCAAAGACTTTTCAATATACCATCCACCTGGACCTTGGAAACCATGGTCAAAGTAAGATACCCATGGCATCTCCTCATCTGTTGGTGTTGGTAAGAAACGAACTACTGCATATCCATTACCTGATTTATCAAGTTCTGGTTTCCAGTAATTGTCATCGCTGTAGGATTTTTTCTCCCCTTGAGCTGGGGAAGCAGTTTCCATTGCTGCTCTAAGCTTATCTAAAGATGTTGACATTGTATTCTCCTATTGTATTCGTATCGCATTGTATTAGCATCTTATTATAATTCAGATTCAAAGCACGCAGTGCCAAGAACCCACTTGTCTTCGACATTCAATCTAGACATAATATCATTATACTCGATTGGGTCGAATCCGTCAATGGGGTTTTTGAAATATAACCTCACATCTGGATAGTCCTTATTTATGTGTTCCAACAATGCAACAAATTGTGCCTGTTGAGGTTTTCCCACACCTGAATTCTGTTCTGTATAGACCTTATTGTATGTATAACAATCATCTGGTCCGTATATGTTCTGTAAATCACCAAACTGTAGTGAATCATATCCTACTAAACATATGTTTTTATACCCATGATGAACAGCATAACCTAATGCATATATTCCACAAAAGGTGTTCTTGAGCAATTCATTTGTATATATAACTATGTTGTTTACATGGGAATAGGAATATCCAATCATATATGATGTCTGTCCTTCTCCTCTGTAATCTTCTCCTTGAACTACAAATCTATCATCACCCTCGACTCGATTTTCAATTATTCTTCCTGGTAGACCAGACTTCATCAAGTCCCACATCTCCATAGGTATCTCATTCCATTCACCTACACACACTGGTTGTTTCTTATAGTATTGGTCTGTAATCATTTCATTCTGTGGTGCGACATCTTGCACAAACAGTAAGTCTGGTGTGTAGTCTCTGTAGACCATATTCATTCCCCACCACTCTGATAAGTCACTCGGGTTTACATTCTTTCTTGATGGTCCGTTACCAACAAGATACAGCATATCTAATTTGTCTTGCATAGTTCTATAAGTTTTGCCTTATACACTTTATGTTCAAAATGTATAAATGTTTTGTATTTGCTTATTCTTGTCCATACATCTGGATAAACAATTGTTTCAGTAATCAATTCATTCCATTTAGAACTGTAATTGGTTATCGCATCTAGTATACACATTGTTTCTAAAGATATTTTCTTCCCTAGAAATTGTTTAAGTAAGAATGGATGTTGACCATTCTTAACTGTTAGAACTTCTTGTATTGTTTTCTTCTCTAAAAGATAACCTACTTCTTGTTCAAACATATGTGATAGTTTTTGTAATCTCTTCTTTCTTTCTGTAAACACTTTCTTTGCCTCATTATCTAGTAAGTCGCCAACCCACATGTCTTTTAGACTAAGGTTGGAAACATAAAATTCTTGAAGTTCATCCTTGTATAGTCTTGCAAGTTTACCAAAATGAAATCTATCATTGCGTTTTAAGAAGGAAGATAGTTCTGCTTTGACACGACCATTGTATTGCACAAAGTCATAATCTTTAGAGTTGAAATGCAATTTGATTGCAAGATACAACTGATAACTATCAAATCCTTCTCGACTTGACATTACGAACCGACTATAATCTTTTTCTTTTTAGGTACCTCAATACCTGATATTGCAGTTCTATATGCTTCAACAACTTGTTCATTTGTCTCTGCAACAAAAACATAATTTTGAATGAACATTGACTTAGGGTTAATCATGCCGGTTACTGCTACACCTTTTGCAAACCCCATACCGCCATCTGGCGCCTGAACAATCATCTTAGGATTCTTCAACTCAATACCATTCTTATTATCTACTAGTTCTCCGATATATTCACCGGACATAGTTATCACTGATACTACATTTCCTTTTTTCATAATTTCTCCTTATGATATAAAACTTTCAAGTGACCCACGACTTGCTTTTTCTCTATTGATGAGTTTAAGTTTCTCTGCCTCAGCAGTCAACTTCTCTTTCAATGGAATCGAAAGTAATCGTTTTGCACCCTCAGGTTCTACATTATTTAATTCACATACTTTGAGTATTGCACTCATGATGTCCGTTCTATTACCGATAAGTAGTTTTTCTACTTGTTCTGTAAATTCTTTTCTAGTTATCATTACCAAATTTCTCCTCACGAAACCAAAGATTGAAAGCATATTTCTCTCCTTCTAATACAGGTAGACCTGCATGTTGAGAAAACTCATCTCTCACATTTGACTCCGGTTTACAATTATACCACACGATGATTGAACCCATTTTAGGTTGCACATTAAGACCCAATCTATTGAATCCTGTTTCGCCACCCTTTGGGACATCTCGAAGATATCCTAAGACAGTCAACAATCTTTGACCGCCTGTCTTCACATAATTATCATTATGATGCACATCATCTTTATCAAATGAATCAAAATGATAATCATATTTTTGTCCAACATCATAGTGAACAATCTGAAATGGTTCTGCATTTTCTAAAGGCATACGAACCATTTGTGAAATTCTTTCTGCAACTCCTAGTATAACAGGAGATGCATCATGTGACAACCAGGTATTCGAACCTGTTCTGCCTTCATGTTTTTGTCCTTTACCATCTTCACTTACTACACTACTTGGTTCTAAATTTTGCCATGAGTGTAGAAGTATTTCTTCGCACTCTTCATGTGATATGAAGTCATGAACAACTGATATTCTATGAACATCATTGTGATAGATGTTTATCATATACCGTATAGATTCTCGTATTGTTTTCTTAGTTGAACTAAGTCTTCTATGTGTTCATCTGGTGTTGATGAGAATATTTGAAATGTATTTAAACCTTCTATGCCTACTATTGCAGTAATGTTATCAACAGGTTTGCCTGTAAGTTCTTCGACCATCAATGCGTATGCAGTCATCTGAATATACCATTGTTTCGCCATGTATTCTTCTTTTATTTTGCCTGATGATTTAAAATCTATGATTGAAAGTGTATTGTCAAATAGACCAACGCAATCGACACGACCAGCCAACCGTAGTTGATTAGAGTAGAGCGGAGCTTCAAGGGCAATAGGTATAATTTCATCAAGAACTGGTTGAACAGCCTTGAACATTCCCTCTTGAAGAACATTCTCAAACTCGATGTAGTCTTTTTCTTTTCTGAGATAATCTTCAATATGTTGGTGAAACGATGTTCCTCTTGTTGTTGCTTGTTTGGTGATTTTGTTTGCCGTCTCTTCACCGACTCTTTTTCTCCATAACTTGATTTGGTCTTTACTATGCAAACCTGTCACTGTAGTGACACTAGGATATCTGATAGATTCTTCAGCACCCTCAGTAGTATAGTATCTCTTACCATCTACTGTTATTGTTTTTAAGTCTATATGTTCTAGTTCGTGAAGTTCTAATTTATCTGTTTGCACTTGTGTCATTTCTTTTTCCTTGCCTGTATAGCGGCATGTTTCTTAACAATCTCTCTAGTCTTAATATCTTTAGCAGATGCTTTATGTAAATGCGAACCTTTATGACCCTCACCTATTTTTGATAATACTTCTTTGAAGCCATCATCTGTTTTTACTCTGTCGCCAACACCACCAACTGTAGTAGGTGCGCTTAATATTACTTGTCTTAGATGTGGATTATCTTGTTTGAATTGTTCTAGTTTTGTGAAAGACATGATGCGTTCTTCTATGCAACCAGTTTCTAGATTTTCAAAATCATATGCAGGCATTATGAATTATTCTCTATTAGATTATCTTCTACAATCTGTTTCACTTTAGATTCTTTATACCATAGACCACTATAGATTGTTGTCGTGCCATCAGACCATTCTACGATATATCTTTTATAACCGAAAGGTCTTTCTGAGAAGATTCTAACATCTCCATATCCTGCAACTAATACTCTCATAATATAATCCTCGATATTGCAAATGCAATTATAAACAACACACCAAAAAATGCAGTGAGTAGTCCTATTGCAACTACAAAAAGTTGTGTTGGTGTTGGGTCAAATTCCTCTCTTGCACCCAAACCAAATAACAACTTCAATATAATCTTCATAACATAAATTGTGGAACATCTCTATTAGTCCACTTTGCAAAACTTTTTTTGTATTCTCTGTAGTATTTATGATACGCCTGGAGAGAATTATTTTCAACCTTAACATCATCAGGCATACATTGTGGTGGTTCTGACCATTCGCCTAGTTGAATGTTGTTAGGTATATTGTCTAGTAAATCTCTGAGTTTAGAATCTGTCATATGAACTTTGCCATAACGATATGTGTATTCATCACATAGATTAGTAAACATATCATATGCATACTGATACTGAATGGCATTCTCACGAACCCACCTTGTAGATGGATGATTTATATGTGATGCTTTGTATAGTATATCTTCTCTGTCTGAATCTAATCGCCACCTTTGTATTCTACGACCATTCTTAGATAAACCATAATACGCTTCACCGTCTAACATACGATGTGCAGTAGATAACATCTGAGCATACTCGATAATCATCTTGACTACATGTTTGTCGCAATGTAGTGTAGCAGATACTTCTGGTTCTTTGTGAAGATAAAATAAATTCATAACTCTTTAATTTCTTGTAGAATTGATTCTACATTTTTCCATGCAAGGTGACCAATGACATCTTGCGTTATAGGAGTATGGTAAGTTATTTCTCCTGAAATGTCAATAGAGAAATCTAAAACTGCAAGTTCCCATAAACCATTCTTACCACCATAACTGTAATCATGTTTGATTACACTGGCGCCATAGTTATTGTCAAACTTATAACGATGTGCCACACCATTACTAAAATAGTCTGTGCTTAAGAGAAACTTTCTAAGGGGGGCGTCACTTCTATTACTTGCCTCTAATGGGTCAAGTAGAACCCTCTCTCTTCTAGAAAGTTGTTTGTTTACTTCTTTATCATACATTTTTTATCTCCCTCAACCAATCTCTATAAGGGACTGGATTATCTGTTGTTGACAAATACTTTTTGTATTCTTCTTTGTTCTCTTTTGATTTGGTCATAGTATCAACCCAACCACTAGATGAGTCTTGCCATCTTTTCGAATTACCCATATAGTCGTGCCATAGTTGTTTCATTAATCATCTAACTCTGGATAAAAGTTATCATGTTTTGGTTTGTAACCATAGAAACCTTTTTCCTGTTCTTGTGCTTGTTGTTTCTTTTTTTCTTCCAGTTTTTTATCTACTGGTCTTTGTTGTGTTTGTGGTTGTGCCATAATATACTCCTACTTATAAAATATGTGGTCAGTTATCTGAACCGTTTCGTTTAATGTCTCTGCCCAATATGGTTCGACCATAATAGAATGATAATGTGTTGCACCCTCTGTAATGTCAAGATATTTACCCATGATAACATCTGATGCAATCACATAAGACTCAAAAAATGTATCGGTGTCTAAAGGTTCATCTGACTTGCCATCACAAAACCAACTAAACTGACATTGATGTCTGATTGGTACCATGTTGCCTTTCCAATTCTCACGCCATCTGGTTTGATATACAACACCACAAATACTATCACCGTATGCACTATGTTCCATTCTGTTTAGAACAACTTGTGCAACTGCAACTTTACCTGCAAGTGGTTGATTACCAGCCTCGAAGTAAATGTTTTTTGCCATGCAAACTGTTTCGCCATTCTCATCTGATGCTTGAGCAAGACTAGGTAATAATAACAAGAACATTAAGAATGAACCAAATGCCATGCCATACAGAAATGCTTTGTATGCCTTACTCATTTTAATACCCACTTGTTGTATGTGCATACTCGTCTGGACAATTCTTCTCGCCACAGACACAATGACCTGGTGCAGGTTCATCTGCTGGGTCAGGTGCAAACTCACTCGGATGAATCGCACCATATGTTTCTAAATTGTAAACATCTTGTTCAGATAATTTACCATCACTTGCCTCTGCAAGTATCTTATAATGATTACTCATAAAAAGAACTCCTGGTCTTTAGGGACCTCGTGTAGTTTAGCAAACACTAAACTATCATTTGTTTCTTTGAAAATTTCTAATGCCAGACTAGCAGCCTCGAAGTCATCGTATGACTTACCGCCAATATTCCATGTTGTCTCTACATAGTCATCATGAAGATTTCTAGCATAGTGCCAATCGTAAACAGTAAAGGTGCCATACTTTCTGTCACCCTCGCCGTCACTAACTTGATAATCAATACAGAAGTCTGTAGTGATTTTATCACCGATGCCCTCATACCAAGGGTCACCGAACATATCTTTCAACTGACTAGTTGAAGCATTAATTGAACCTCTCAATGAAGTTCCTGCACCACCCTCGGTGCATGGTATAAATTGTATTGTTTGCATAATTAGTCTCCTATCTTAAATAATCTGGACCATAAATTCTCATTGAATTTGGGTCAATGTAATAACCATCGAAGAGATTACCCCTCGGTGCGTTTAGAGCGGGTGTCGCCCAACCAGCAGCTTTCAGAATATCACCCTCTTTGAAAGTAATACCTGTCATGCCTTTTTGCCATTCTTTCTTGTTAATGAAACCCCATACTGACCTATCGTTGCCATTGTCACAAGTTATTATCTTGATGTATTTTGGACCAACTTTGTAAGTAGTGGTTGTAGTCTCACGAGTATGTTTCCATCTCTTATGAGTTGCCTTAGTGATTCTCTCACAAAGGTCATTTACTAGTTGCATTAGGTCTTGTTCTTGATTGACCTCGTTTACTAATTCTGATAGTTTCATATTTTCTCCTTTATTACTCATCATGTATAGGATAACAAAAAATGGGCCCTACTGTCAACCCTTTTGTTCAAGATAACCTAACAGTGCCTTTCGTTCTATATCTGATAAACTACTAGTATCTTTGAATCTTGTCCATGGTGTTCCGGCTGTAACCATCTTATTACCTGCTGTGACAGCGGCATTCCATAGTTCATCATCTTTTGGGTATAGTTTGTTTTCTTCGCAAAGACTTATTAGGTCTCTACCTATTTTGATTATCTTCTTGATAGCAGGACTATCATCGTAATACGAATATTTCATTACTTGCATTTGAACTCCTTGTTCATTAATTTAAGATAACAGTGTATCAAAAAGTAAGGCCCATATGCAAGTGGTTTTAAATTTTATTTTGTATTTCGTCTAGTTCTTTTATCTTCTTAGTGAGAACATCTAGTCTGTTCGGCCAGTAGATGTAATCTTTGTCTGAATCTTTAGCAAGATTCTCTAGTAGCGGTCTAATGAAATCATCGAGTTTACTGATTACTTCTGTTGCAGTAGTAGTCTTCTCAACAATCTTTGTATCAACTGATGCAAGTTCATCAGCGTCCATGGCTGTAAAACCAAAATCGTTATATTCTATATCTGACATTATTTCCCCCTCGGTTGATTATCCCAACGATAAAATTGTCTTGAATCTGCATCCCAATACCAACCTTTGTATTTCTGTTGGTCTTGTGAAAGTTTAGATTCGTTGTATATATTTTTATTCATAGTTATTTATTTAGTGTTGTTTTCAGGTCTTGTATGTCTCTATAATTAGAAAATGCCTGTATGGTTAGTTCTGGTATTTCAATATCAGGATAACTAGTTATCAACATATAAATCATACCACTTACATTTTGCCAACTAAGACTAGGCAAATTATGATTCAATAAACCTAAATTTATTGTAGTCATCTTGTATTGTTTGTCTGAGTTGTATGTTAAGTTATTACTCAAATGATTCAATGATGCCTTTTGAGTGGCATACATATAACCTTTTGATATGTTTGGTTGTGCAGCTCTAGAACTAATGTTGATTATAAATTTCTTATCATCACTTTTCCATGCACGATGAGCTATGTCTAGAATCTTTGTCTGTTCAAAATCTTTATGTGCAAAGTTAATTAAGACATCTACATGATTAGGGTTGTCATAATCGAATCCCCAAAAGTTAATATCATTCATTGTTATATCTTCTATTCGTGGCGTTGATACCTTAATAGTCTTACCTTGATAAGGTGATGCCTCTAGGGTGTCTTTAATGTTCTTTGCAAGACCACTAGTTCCTGTTATTGCTACTTTCATTTTCTCTCCAAAATTCTATTACACGATTCTCACTGTTTGGAAAATCTCTTGATGTTTTAACATCTTCTATTGCATCTTCGTCAATCCAAATATCCATTGCCATACTGATTCTTGGTTCATTCCATAACATAGAAGGAACTGAATGTTCCATTCTATTTGAACATAGATGAATCTCTCCAAGTTTATTATGAATCCAACCTGTATCATTGTATCTTGTTCCAGTAGTTAGATTACCTGAAAGAAATATGTTTGATGCATATGAATAAGAATCTTCTCCGTCTCCATGTGTATGTGGTAATATTCTCTCATTCATTCTAAGTATATTCATCCAACATTGAACTGCAATATGGTTGGTGTTTTTTAAATCAGGTAAATTAAATAGGCGTTGTGGTATGTTTAAAGTTTGAACATGTGGGTTAGACAACCAATTATAAACCAAATACTGTCCTGTAAGTCCATCATATGTAGAACCATCTCTGTATGGATTATCAATGTCCATAACTCTAGGTTCTTCTCGTAAGGCAAGTTCAGCCAATTCTTCACACTCTGTAGGAGAAAGAAACTCTTCATAATGAGTATGATGATTATCTGTTATTAAACTCTTCATCTAGTTCCATTAAATGTTCCCAAGGTCTAGAAACAAAATTAAGATTTATATTGACTCTGATGTTCTCATCAGTTTGACCTACACTACGGTGTTTGGTCTTACCATTGAAGATTACTAAAGAGTTTTCTATAGACTCTAATTTAGTTCCGTCTTCGAACTCTGTATAACCATTGCAATTATTAATACTTAAAATGCCTACAGTATGGTCTTCTTTCATATCTGTATGAAATCTACATTTAGGATAGTTCTCTGAACCTCTTAATGTTTGTCTAGGGTGGCAATTTATCTTAATACGAATAAGACTACTCATAGGTATTCTACTACAGATAGGCCAGGCAATCTCTTCAAATAATCCCATGTCTGGTATATTACCTCTGTCAAATATATCATTACCAAAAACAAATCCTTCTGTATCATCATAGTCTGCGATTGCAAATCTATAATACCAAGGCATGATTTGATTCTCATCACCATTCAGTAATAGTGATTGTAGATTCTTAAACAAATCTTCTGGTAAAAAATTATCAATTCTTTTGTGCATAATATTCTTTTATTATATCAAATGATGGTTTGCCAAATAGTGAACCATCTACACTACATTTGTTGCAAGGAGAATGACTTCTATCTCCTTTGATTAATCTCTTTCTAATCTTAGTCATAGGTTTACTAAACCATACATCGTGTAAAGTAGATTGCAAGAGATTGCCTACAACATGTTCTTTGCCCCAATCGTTAGAACAAAACAATACATCTCCGTTCCAGTCTACAAACATTTTATAAAAAGGATAATGACAAGGTTTGCCTTTAAGTGATGCAATGTCTGACTCTTCTATGCCAACCCAATCCATAACACCACTACGATTGTTTAATATCAAACCATGTTTCTCAAAGTCACCCCAATGCATACGATACTTATATTGGTCTTCATGTATTCGTGCATCAGCTAACATCTTATCAAAGTGTTCCATTTGTTCTATGCCATCATAAAGATTTATATAAAGTAAATCTAAACCAGCTTTATATAATCTAGTTAGATAAGCTGAAGTAAGTTTATCACCGTTTGTATTACACTCTAAAGTTGCATGAGGAAGATTAAAATGAAACTCTTTAACAATCTCTATGAACTTAGGGTTGAGTAAGTTCTCACCAAATCCACTAAATGATATTTTACCTTTGTATTGATTATCTGCAAGTTCTTCTGCAATTGTTGTTGCACCTTTAACTGTAAGATGTAAGTTTCTATTGTCATAAACATTTGGGTCACTTCTAGGACAAAATACACATTTACGATTACATAGTTCTGTTGTATTAATTTCTACAGTAAGAATAGAATCTAATGGACTTTGACCAACAACTTTCTTCCAATGTTTTTTCTCTTGTTCTTTTCTATGTTCTAGGAAATCAAATTGGTCAACTGCCGTTATTGGTATGTTTCTCATGTGTAAGTGCAAACCAGGTGTCTAGGAATGTCCTCAGTTTGTTCTATACTGGCAACAGAAAGCTCCCCAGGCGTGAAGAATTCTTTCTTTAATAAAATAAACTGACCATCTATGTGTTCATCAAAATCACTACTCTTAGGATTCTGACCTATCTTATACCAATATAGATTACTAGTTTGTGTTGACTTGTATGGAAGTGTTGTCTCAAAAAATATTTTAAACTGTTGACATGCTTTGTATATACTTACTATCTGTTGTGGTTGGTTGTCTAAGTATCTTGTTCCGAGTATCGTAGAGTGTTCTGGAGACAAGTTCATGCGATAATAAGGTGAGAAGTCTACATCATCGTAGACTTCGCTTAGGCTTGCGTTATCGAGTTCTGATACGGATGTATTAGAAGTAACCGCCGTCTTTGATATTGGTTTTATCATCGTCATGGTCATCACTATCTGAGGCAGACATGAACTCACCTGAATCTTGTAGACTCTGGATGAACTCATCGGTCTGCGTTTTAAAACTATCAATCATTTTAGATTTAGTTAGAGTTGTAGGAACATCAAAACCTAATGCCGATGCTTGTTCATTGATTTTACTTTTAGTCATTGACTTCAACTCAGACTCAGATGGTATAATTACTTCTTCATACTCTTCTTCTGGTTCTTCTGGAAGTTCATCAACTATCTTGACTGTTTCTCTAGATAAAACAAATTCTGGATTATCTTCTGCAAGTTCTTCTGCCTGTTCGTCATTAACTTGACCAGCAGATACTACAGGTGCTGATGGCGTAGGTGTATCATCTAAGTCTAATTCCATTTGGTCTGCATCTGCAACTTCATTGACTCTTTCTACTTCATCCATGAATGATTCTGTAGTTGTGCCTGATGGTTTGAATTCACCTTTCTCATTTTGAGCATCCCATTCTGCAAAAGATTGTTTAGCATCTCCAAGTTTGTTTTCGAACTCTTCTTGTTCTAATGCTTCTACAGCTTCTGCCATTTGTTCGTCACTAACAGCAGGTTCATCCCAACCACCGTCAGCAGGATGTGTAGGGGCGGCAGGGTTCATTGCCCTTGCCATTTGAAATGCACGAGATGGTTCTTTTGGTTCAACAGGTGCTTCTGCAATGTTATCTTTGTCTACTTGAACTAAGTTATCAACTTCTTTTTGTTCATCATCGGTAAGTTCTCTTGCAACTTGTCCGTCTTGTAGACCAATAACACCATCTTGATTTAAGTCCATTGATATGCCATGTGATGCAAGAACAGCTTCCATTTGTGCAAGTTTATCTTCTGACTCTTTTCTTCGTTGTCTTTCTGTATCTCTTGCATTTAAGATTGTCTGCCATTTCTCTTCTTGAGCTGCAGCTTTCTCAGCAGCTTCTGTTTCTGCTAAATCTTCTAATCTTTTTGAAGCGTTTTGAACTTGTGTATTGTATTCTATAGAAGCTTTGTTTACTTCATCTCTTAATACAACTATTGCATCTAAGTCAGCAGGTTTAATTAAACCTGATTTGAGTTGTGACTCAATTAATATTTGAATGACTTGTAATGTGTTTGGTGTGAGCGATGCTTTATAATTCTGAATTCTTTCTCTGATTTTATCAGATTCAGATAGTTCTAGTTTCATCGCTGATTGTTCTGCGAATGTTTTATTCTCTTCTGCCATAATTAAATTACTCCATGGAGTCCGACTCGACTAGAAGTATGTATATCGGAAGTCTCTCATACTTCCCAAATGTATATCTATAGTCTCTGCGGACAAATAATATTTATCTAAAATTGAACATCAGGAAAGGCTTTTTCTGCGATTTCCTTTGTAATGTTTTTAAAAGGCCAAACCTTATCTTTGACCAAGTCTATTAACTCTGCCTCTTTAGCAGGAATACTTTCTAACAATTCAATCCACATTGTTTCTCTACGAGTTTGTGGAACTTCGTTAGTCACAAAGTATTTAAACTTTCTAAATTCAAATCTCAATGCTGACTCTGACAAGTCACTTGCCGGTGCATCATTTGATTTGTATGGTGTTTTACCCTCAGGCAATTTTGATGTAATTCTATCACTAAATGCCCATTGTAAAACAGCTCTAACTGCACCATTCGTATCGTTAAAAACTTTGAGACCGTTTATTGCAAAGTCTTCGTTTTCTTGTGCAACCATTTCTGCCTGACATAGTATTTCGAATACATCAGCGTTCTTTGGAAGTTTTACTCTTTCAGTAATTAACTCCATCTTTGGTTTATTTGGGGCGCCCTTAGGTCTGCCTCTTCCTCTTTTCTCTGTCATAATGAAAAATCTCCTATCGAATCCATTAATTGATTTAATCTATTTGTTCGAAGATAGTCAAAGACTTTACCCTTGACTGGTTTAACTTCGTCATATTCACTAAGAATTGCATTTTCTATTTTCTCAGGTATCATACTGAAATCAATTAATGTTTGATTTCTTAAATAGTTCCTATAGTATTTATCGTCATTTTCAATACTAATCCTGAGATACTTTTCTAGTATAGGTTTTCTTAGTGGCGTTTGTCTGATGCCTGCATCTAAACAATCATCGTTAGATAATATATTAGGTATGCCATCTGACTTATCTCCTTTGAGTATATGTTCTTTCAAAAACATTTCTGCATCAGGACAATCAATCTGTTTGTTCAGATTAGGAGACCATTGTCTCACACCATTGTATTGATGCAACTGTTGAAAGTCTTTATCACCAGATACAATCATTATTTCTTCTTGTTGGTAATATTCTTTTACAAGTATTGCAATGATGTCATCTGCCTCACAGTTCTCAACATACATGTATTTGTATGGAAAGTTTTCTTTGATTTCCATTTTAACTTCATGTAGTGTATCAAAAATTAATTGCCAATCTCTATCATCTGCCTCTCTAGACTTCTTACGATTTGCCTTATATAAAGGAAAGAAATCTCTACGCCATGGATGTGATGCATCAGTGCATAGAACTATCTGACCATATTTTGGGCCATATCGTTTCTGATAATTACGCAATGAGTTTAAAATCATATGTCTAAGCATATTTTCATTTATCTCGTTGTCGTTAGATTTGAGTTGTGCCATTAGACCTGCAATGACTGTTTGAGTAAAATCAATTAATATCATGATACCAGTATACTCTAATAATATGGTTATTGTCTAGTGGTTTTTATTCAGTGTTGACATTTAAAATATTGACATTACCAGCGACACTGATACGAACATGATTTTCTTTGTAGTGTGCATACACTGTATGTCTTAACCAATTAGGAAATATAATAATATCTCCTCTTGACGGCACATGTCTAAATTGTGTCCAGTTCATCCATGATGGTTCACCGTATTGTAATTCAATTAAACCTGCGAGTGCTTGATTCTGTAGTGCATGACCCTCATCGTTGCCCTTTTGTTTATCATATTCATTGTCTTGTAATTCTTCTATACTATATTTTTCTAAATCATTACGAGTGTATATTACAAATGAGAAATCACCTGAGTGTGAATGTGGTGGATTATATTCTCTTGCCTCTTGAATGTTTGACCAGATAGATTGTAATTGCATACTTAATGCTGAAGTGCCAGGCATTGACATCGTTGGAGATTCTTGAACCATTTGATAAAATCTCATACAATGTTTTACAATACACTCTTCTACATCAACTGAAATACTAGTAGTAAGTGTAGTTTGTTTTTTAATTCTTCCTGCGAGTTGACCAGATGCATCATATTCAACTTGACCACCTAAGTCTTCTATTAGAGTATCTAGTTCTCTAAGAATAGGTTCTGTAATTTTGTCCATATATATTGGCGGCCCAAAAGGAAACATAATAGGGTATTCATTTGCATAGATATGTCCCTGTCTCAACATTTCTCGTTGACCGTTCTCTTCTCTACCTGACGGTTGTTCTTTATCAATGTAGTTTTCATTTTCGTGTTCTCTACGATTGTGTATATCACTCATCTCATTTCTCCTGGTGCAGTTTAAAAAAGTATTCTGCATCTACAACCACTAATGGTTTTTTATGGTTCTTTTTAAATACAACTAATGGTTCATACTTACCACAATTACTTTCTGATTGTTCGTAAGCAGACCATACATTGACCTTCTCTTGATTCTTACATTCGACTGAATATGGAAAGAGTTCTCTTGTTTGAACTCCCATGATGACATCTTCACCTGATGAACCCATAGGTCTTGATTCGATGTCTTCTGGATTGGCACCAAGGTGTTCTACGAGTTGTGCGACAACCCACTTCTGTAGATTTCTTCCTTTAGCCTTTGCTGATGATGTTTTCATTAAATTGCACACTCACTCCGCAACCACATGCTGATTGCTCATTGGGGTTCAAGAATTTAAAGAATTCATTGATACCCTCTTTAACATAATCCAAAGTCATACCACTAAGATAGGGTTGACTCATCTTATCTATGAGAAGATTAAATTTACCATAGTCGAGAACTTCGTCTCCGTCTTTGATATTATCTTCTGCAAAAATATATTCATAACCTGCACACCCACCACCTGTTATACCAAGTCTAACATTATCCACATTTCTTTCTATGAGTTTTGTTATTGCGATGTCGGTAACTTCTATCATACTCCTATTTAGTCAGGTATGTATTTCGTTTTATCTCTAATTGTTTCATAAGGAATATATAAATCTTGGTCTTCTGGAATATATAAATGATTAATCATAGAACGATTACAAGTATCAATTGCATCGTATACTGTTTCACATATTGATTCACCACCAAGATTAAATGATGTGTTGAATATAATTGGCACACCAGTTCTCTCATAGAAACCTTTAATTAAATTATAATAGTTTTTATTTTGTTCTTCTGTCACTGTTTGTATTCTACATGTATTGTCTGCATGAACTAATGTAGGAATATCTTTCAGTGCCTTTTCTTTACACTGTATTGCAAAAGACATCCAAGGTGACTCAGGTAATTGCAACATGTCGAAGTATTCTTCTGCGTGTTCTAACATTACAGTCACAGCAAAAGGTCTATATGCCTCTCTCTTCTTTACTGTATTCATAATGTTCTTTGCGTTAGGGTGTCTAGGGTCAAACATGATAGAACGATTTCCTAATGCTCTTGGTCCCCATTCAGAATGATTCTGGAAGATTGCAACAATTTGTTCGTTGTCGATTATCTCATCTAAGACTGTATCGAGTTCTCTATGTATATTAGTCGTCAGCATTTAATTTTCTCCAATAATCTAATGCACACCCAACTGCTGTGCCACCGTCATGAGGTATAGGGTCAACAAAGAACTGATGGTCTGGAAATCTTTGTAGATATTTGTAATTGTTTGTGCAGTTTAAACTGTAACCACCAGAGAGAACAATGTTCTTGACATTCGGTAAACGATTGATTGCGTTTTGAATAACACCACATGAGTGTTCAAGTGAATCATGTTCTAGTCTTTGTGCAACTGCATGTTTTGTATAGACATTATCATGCATCTTAGAGTATGATGCCATACCCATAACTTTACCTGCAGCTCTTCCCATGTCATCACAACCTAATGCATAAGACATGTTAGAGAAGTTCATACCCATACTAGGCATAGAAGTAAAAACACTTGGCACACCATTGAGTTCATACTCTTCTTCTACATAACATTCACAACAGTTCTCTCCGAACTGACCGAAGAGTCTTTGTGATATATCATTCATCATACGATGATTAGAATATCTTTTCCAGAGTGGTGTTATTGAATCTCCTTTGTGATGCCAGATACCTTCAATCTCTTGATAGCCTGGCCACTGCTCAAAATGAGATTGAAAACCACCACCATCCCAAGTGATAACAATAGACTCATCGTAAGGACACAGATGCGAAGCACAGACAGCATGAAAGTAATGATGTTCTTTACTAAAGTCATAAGTAAATTTTTCTTGACCTCCATATACTTGTTTTGCAAGTGTGTCGTTTATTCTATCGTCTTCTTCAATCTGAACATTATTCTTTTTAAATACTGATTGTCCAAAGTTGTCTTGTATCTCTTGGAGTTTACCACGAGATACTTGTTGTTCTGCAAATGCGGAGACTATCTCCTGTTGCAGGAGTTTATCTCTCCTTACACTGTCTTGTATGTCTATGTTAAAGTCTCTCCTATCGAAACTGGCGAATGCCAGATACTCAGGTGAGTGTAATTGTTTGTGGTCAATACAAAGAAGTCCTAGTTCTTCGTATGCCTCTTTGCCACCACTGTCTTCTGCTGGTGACCAATACTTACTTCTGCGACTTCTTTCTTCTTCGTAGACATGTTTTACTTCACCATCTTTTATAACTGCAACAGCAGTATCATGCGAAGTATTAATTCCTAAAACCGTATCACCTTTTTCCATAATATCCTAAAGTTAATTAATCGTTGTATTCTTTTTCTAATTGTTCTGTTGTGACTATCTTTCTTGCCAACATATCGATAACCATATCTTGTTGACCTTTCTTTCTTCCTGTCCACTCACCCCACTGCCACGAGACTGTAGTTGCGAGAATAAGAAACAACATAAAGAAAAGATAAATGTCCATAGTCTTATTTAGTAATCTGGCAGGGAGGGATTGCACACATCAATCGTATAAATGCTTGTGGATTTTGTGATATTTAATCCCTTTGCCCCTTGCCCGAGCTTTGCGCCCCTATTATTTTTATTCATTACATTCAGTATACACTAAAACGAATATATTTTCTAGGTGGTTTTATTGTCTTTTAATATTTTTTTACAATGTGGACATTTTAATGGAATATCTAACAGTTCAGATATTGCCATGTGTTTATCAAAGTCTTCTTTTTCTTTCTCAGGTGGAGAAAACATCTCACTCGGTAATGGAAACCCTATATGATTCATTTTCTTTTCTTATAACCAGTAGAACTAGAGATTTCATCTATGCGTTGTTGATGCCTCTTCTTTGCCTTATTCATAATACGGCGTCTAGAACTCTCAGCTTTCCATTCTGCCTCATGTGTTGCGATGTATTTGTCACAACCCTCACCGAGACTCCGAAGAAACTTTATAAAACGAGTCTTTTGTGCCTTGGTCATAAAGTCATAGGCCTCAAGCAAGTCTTCCTCTTCCGAAGATACTTCTGCTATCAGACCATCCCACTCAGGTTTCATCATCTCCACGAGTTTGCGTTTAAACTCTAACTGTTTCAGATACTTCTCTATTTTAAAATTAGACTTATACCCATTGTCCATGAATAGGTCTAACTGATATTCTACTTCACCTAAGGCCTCATTGACCTTGTTTCGCATTGCTAATTGTATTTTGTTCATAAAATCTATATATTAAACAAAAGATTTCAAGACCCCTATCATTAAAATCAAGAAGCCCACCATGTTGAGCATAATGAGTGCTCTATCCTTCCAGAGTATACCGACTATTAACCATCCGAAGACCCCACAAGTGCTGAAGTATAGGTCATATATCTGAAAATATACCTCACCAGTGGCCCTCATAGTCATACCACATATAAGGAGTATGCTACTAAACCACTTTATATACCACGCAATGGTCTCTTTACGAGTCATACGAACCATCCCATAATGATATTAATGATAATAACCCACCCACAGAGTAGATTAGTACCCACTATGAACATACGAACCTTTGCAATATCGTCTTCTCTACGCTTATCGTAACCGTCCTGTTCGCCAAATGACCCTAAGGCGTGTTTAATTACCTTAAAA